ATAAATGAAGTTCTCTTAGCTTTTGGAGTTGCCAGTCAGCAATGTTACTTGAGCCGTTGTTTAATCTTTTGATTATTAGACGCAATATTTCGCCTTCTAGTGATTGATAAAGACTAGACATGTTACTGCTCCATAAGTCTAATTGATAAGGTGTAACAGCCAATTAAACCACCTCCTATTCCTCCAAGTTAAGTCTATCGCCAACTAATTTAATAGCACTTTTTATAAATTCTTTCTCTGATTCATTTGCTTGAATATAAGTTTCAATAATCCAATTTAAGTCAGAGTCTGGAACGACCTCGTATTGAACTAGCATATCAGTATTACCAAGCAAATAACCGACTGATACATTAAAATAATCTGCTAATATTTGAGCTTTCTCTGCATTAGGGTTAATCCCTCTTGTTTCATAGCTTCCCAAAGTTGAACGAGCGATACCTGTAGCATTAGCCAGCTCTTGGGTTGATTTTCCAGAATTTACCCTTAATTCTTTAATTCTATTCGAAGTTGTTGGCATTGCAGTACCTCCCTTAATCAAATCCTGGCACATCGCTTCCACTATCAAGCTTATTTTCTTCAATCGTTTCGGTATCTAAGCCTTCTGCTTCGTTCTGGATTTCTTTCATGATTGTATTTGCTTCAGTTTCAGTCACACCAAGAACTTTTTGAATTGCACGTTTGCGTGATGTTAATTGCAAGGTCGTTAATTTCCCATAGTAATCAGCTTTAGCATCTTGTGACTCAAAAACCCCATCATCAAAATCAATGTTAATGCCATATTCTTTAGGAGAACTAAAC